AAGAAGCAGCACACTTAATGGTAGAAATGGAACTTAGATTCATCGATAAAATGTTCGAGATGGGTGATCTAGAAAACATGAAAGCTGAACATTTAAAAGAGTTTATTAAAAAGAGAGCTAATGAAAAGCTAAATGAAATTGGTTATGAATCTATCTTTCACTTTAGTGAAGAGCTAGCAAGTAATTTAGATTGGTTCTATCACTTAACAGGTGGTCATACGCACACGGACTTTTTTGCTATTCGCAGCACAGATTATTCTAAAGCTGGTGAAGATGAAAATTGGGATGCAGATGACCTTTTCGATTAAAAATAAATAATATATGGAGACTATAAATCACGGAGAAAGTTTTAAGTGGGAAATCGGAGTCGATTTTCCAGTCTGGGGGAATACAGAAATTTACGTAAAGACAATTAGTAAGGGCTACCTTTTAGAAGGTGAAACACCTAAAGATGCTTATTGGCGCGTAGCAACATCAGTTGCAAAAAGATTAAAAAAGCCAGAAATGGCAAGTAAGTTCTTTGATTACATTTGGAAAGGTTGGTTAAATCTAGCTACTCCAGTTTTGTCAAACACAGGAACAGAAAGAGGTTTGCCAATTTCATGCTTTGGTATTGACGTTGGAGATTCAATTGATGAGATTGGTACCAAAAACAGAGAGCTAATGTTATTAGCAAAACACGGTGGCGGTGTTGGAATTTGTGTGAATCAGATTAGACCTGCGGGAACTACCATTTCACAAAACGGAACATCAGACGGTGTAGTGCCATTTGTTAAGATCTTTGATTCTTCAATTTTAGCTACTAATCAGGGTTCAGTTAGACGTGGAGCAGCATCAGTAAATATTGATATTGAACATGGAGATTTCTGGGAATGGTTGGAAATTAGAGAGCCTAAAGGCGATGTAAATCGTCAATCATTAAACATCCACCAATGTGCTGTTATTTCAGATGACTTTATGGACAAATTAGAAACTGGAGACAAAGAAGCTAGAAAGCGTTGGGCTGCAGTACTTAGAAAACGTAAAGCAACTGGTGAGCCTTATATCATGTACAAAGGCAATGTAAATCGCCAAGGACCTGAAGCTTACAAAAAAAATGGTCTTAAAGTATTTATGACAAACATTTGTTCAGAGATTACTTTACACACAGATGAATCTCACTCTTTTGTATGTTGTTTATCATCTGTTAACTTAGCTAAATATGATGAGTGGAAGGACACAGATCTAGTCTATACTTCAACTTGGTTTTTAGATGGAGTTTTAGAAGAATTTATCCACAGAGCAAAATATATGAGAGGCTTTGAAAACTCAGTTCGTTCAGCTGAAAAAGGCAGAGCATTAGGCTTAGGAGTTTTAGGATGGCATACATATTTACAAGAACGTAATATTCCTTTTGAAGGTTTAATGGCTCAATTTGAAACTCGTAAGATTTTCAGTCAGATCAAAATTGAATCTGAAAGAGCGTCAAGAGACCTAGCTAGAGAATATGGCGAACCACTTTGGTGTGTTGGTACTGGAATGAGAAATACACACTTACGTGCAATTGCTCCTACGGTTTCAAACTCTAAATTATCTGGTAACGTTTCGGCTGGTATCGAACCGTGGGCTGCCAATGTCTTTACAGAACAAACAGCTAAAGGAACCTTTATTCGTAAGAATCCTTCATTAGAATTTTTCTTAAAGAAGATTGGTAAAAACAACAAAGAAACTTGGGATAAAATCTTAGAAGATGGTGGATCAGTTCAAGAATTGGCAATCTTAGATGAGTATATGGTTAAATTAGGCGAAACAGATCTTAAGAAAGCTATCATCAAGAAATCAGATTGGGAGCTATTAGAAGGTCTTGACAAAGACTTGTACGTTTCACCTAAAGATGTATATCTAACATTCAAGGAAATCAACCAGTTAGACTTGGTGAAACAGGCCGGAGTTAGACAACAATATGTGGATCAAGCAGTTTCATTAAACTTGGCATTTCCAACCGAGGCAGATCCTAAATTTATCAATCAGGTACATTTAGAAGCCTACAAAAATGGAATCAAAACATTATACTATATGCGTACTGAGTCAGTTCTCAGAGGTGATATTGCTTCAAGAGCAATGAATCCTGACTGCTTAAGTTGCGATGGTTAAAATACTGGGAGTTTGAAGACTCCCACTTAGGACCGAGACTAGTTTTCGGGTTTTTGGGCAAGGAATTCGCTACTCCTTGCCCTTTTTTTGTTTTGTAACTATTATTGAAACAAAGATCAAATCGATCGTAGAATACTTAAATACAAAATAAACAATTAAATATGAAACTTGAGATTCAAAAAATCGATCAAAACAACTTCATTAGCTTCATCAACCGTATGAAACTAATTGATAACTTCATCTATTTTAAGATTGAAGATGGCAACCAAGTAGTTTCTGTAGCTTATTTGCCACAGAGAGATGCAGTTAAAATGCATACTTGTAATTTAAGTGATATTTTCGCTGTTGATGATGTTCCTACTGATAAACCAGTACGTGTTGCTTTCTTCGATGCTAACAAAGTTATCGAAGCATTCCGTATGTTTGAACATGATGCAATTAGTGGAACTCTTAATTTCATGGAAACAGATCAAGATTATGTAGCTTCTTCATTAGTATTACACAATGACGAATTGAAAATTACATTAGCTTGTTCAGAACCATCATTAGGATTTAAAGATTTGACACAAGCTCAAATCAATGGAATCTTCTCTAAAGACGGTACAGACTTTAACTTTGACGTTGATGTTACATCAATTAACAAAATTAAATCTTTATTCAACTTAGATAAAGAAGAAATCTTTAGCATTACTTCTAAGAAAGGTGTTAAAGTAACTGGTAAAACTTTCGATTGGACAGTTAATCCAGAAGCAACAGGTGAAGGTAACGTATCTCTTTATAAGAAGTACATTAACTTAATCGATCGTGAAGAGCAAACTGTCTTAGCATCAACTGGTAAAGTGATGTTCGCTTCAAAAGACTCACAAACAATTATTACAATAGCAACTTGTCAAACTAACGATTAATATGTCTGATCTATTAAATATAGACTTGGACACATTAAATCGAGAAGATTTACAGAACTTAGCCGACCAACTTGAAAATGAGTCGGCTAAGTACACTGCTTATGAACAAGCCGTAAAGTTAACTCTTAACTCGATCTACGGAGCCTTTGGTAACAAGTGGTTCCATTTCTTTAATATCGACATCGCTGAATCAATTACTTTACAAGGTAAGAATGCAATTCTTTATTCTGAAAAGATTATTAACAAATACTTTCAAGAATTTTGGCATAAAGACGTACAAGTACATCAGCATTTCAATATAACTGTAAAGAATAAAGTAGCAAAATCAGCAGTAATTTATATTGACACAGATTCATGTTATGTACAATTCGAAGAGTTGTATAATACGATCGAATGGCATGGTGAAAAACTAACCATCGACCATTTTATTATGAAGTTGTATAAATTTAGAATAAAAGAATACATTTCTAAATGCATGCAAAAATATGCAGAAGCAAATAACACAGATAACTTCTTGGTATTTGAATTGGAAACTATTGCACACTCTGGAATTTGGATGGCTAAGAAAAAATATCTTCAAGATATTGCATGGACTGACAAATTAAAAGAGGATCAAAGATATGAAAGAGCATCTTATATCAAAACGATTGGATTTGAAGTTATTCAAAGCTCTACTCCAACTTTCGCTAGAAAGAAACTAAAAGATGCGTTACAGTTAATCTTTAAAAGCGATCAACCAACTCAAGAAAGTATTGTAAACTTCTTAAGAGAGTGTAAAAAAGAATTTAAACTTGCACCAATCGATGACATTGCTTTTAACAGAAGAACTAATAACATCCAAAAGTATATCTTAGATGACTATGAAACATTTCAGTTTGCTAGCAAAACTCCATCAAATGTTAAAGGTGCAGGTTACTACAACTACTTACTTAATAACTCTAAGTACAAAAAGAAATATAAAACAATTACAAACGGTGAGAAATTAAAGATCTATCACGTGGCAGACCAAAATGGATTAAGCGATGTATTCGCTTATTTGCCTGGAGATAATCCTTATGAATTCGCACCAGCAATAGATTTTGACCTTCAATTTGAGAAGGCAATTATCGATCCAATGAACAGAGTTTTAGCTTCGCTAAACATGAAGCCATTGGATAGAAATTTAATATTTTCGTCATCACTATTTGATTTTTAATATGAAAAAACTATTTACATTTAGAAGACTAAAGGCCCTAATTGATCGTTATCCAAACGACATGCAATTGGGATCAGTAATAAGAAAACTCTATTTAATGAGTACACGTAAATCTGAAAACAAAACAAAAGATGAGCAACCAAAATAACACAACAGATCTAGACGAACGTCAAGAGTATTACGTTAAGTCGTATAAAAGAATTCATAATCATATTGCTTTATTAGACAATCAAATCAATGAATTAATCAATACAGTTAACCATCTTAGAGACGAGCTAGATGAATTAAGAGAACAAGAAAAAACAGAATTTAATTATGGCAAAGAAGAATAACACATTCACATTCGAAGACATCAACAGAGAACTTGCAGCAGTCAATCCACTTGGCTCTGTAATGGATGTTTCGAGTTTCTCAGACGTTACTGAGTGGATCGATACTGGTAACTATCACTTAAACGCATGTATCTCGGGTTCACTTTTTGGTGGATGGCCAAATAATAGATCTTGCTCAATTGCTGGTCCTTCAGGAACAGGTAAAACATACTTAATCCTAAACTCTGTAAGAGAGGCAATTAATATGGGATATTATGTTGTATTCTATGATTCTGAGGCTGCAGTAGACAAAGATCTAATGGCTAAATTCGGTATCGATACATCAAAAGTAAACTATCAACCAACGAACACTGTTCAAGAATTCAGAACTTCGGTAACTAACATTACTCGAAAGATGCAAGAGGCCAAAAGAGATGGTCAAGAACTTCCTAAAGTAATGATGATTCTTGATTCTGCAGGTAACTTAGCAACTCAAAAGGAAATCGATGATGCTGCTAATGGATCAGACAAGGCAGATATGACTCGTTCTAAAGTCTTAAAATCAATCTTTAGAATTATTATGACTCCGATGGCAGATCTAAAGATTCCATTCTTATTTACTAACCACACATACATGACTCAAGACTTTATTAGTCGTCAAGTTGCTGGTGGTGGAACAGGACCAGAGTATGCAGCTTCTGTTGTATTGATGCTTAACAAAGCTCAATTAAAAGATGGAGAACAAAAAGTTGGTATTATTGTAACTGCAAAACCAGATAAAAACCGATTTGCAAAACCACACCCTATTAAGTTCCATTTGGATTTTTCAAAAGGTATGAATAGATTTGTTGGTTTAGAGCAATACGCTGACTGGGATATTTGTGGTATTGATAGAGGTACTATTGATAAGAAGACAGGAGAGAAAACTGTCAACAAAAAAGCAACAACATGGATCTGTGAACATTTAGATTATCAAATAAAAAGCAGAGACTTCTTTACAGAAGCAGTATTTACTCAATCTGTCTTAGAAAGAATCAACAAACACATTCAACCAATTTTCAACTACAATTCAGAAGAAGCTGTAGCAAACTTAGACGAAATCTTAGAAGATGCTTAAACTAAACCCAGATAAATTGCCTATTAAATTTATCTTGGGAATAGAAAAGGACTTACCAAGTTGGCCCGAACCAATCGATGTATTACATTATGTCGTTGATAGGGCCAACAAGTATCCTGATAGATTCAAAGATACTTTTACTCTACATTCAGTAGCGACATATTATTGTCCAGGTCGAGACGAAATCCTTAAAGAAAGTATTGATTTACTGGTTATTAAAGGATGGATAGCTCAAACAAAAGATGAGCCAGGAAAAGAGGCTTATCAAATTCTAAGTAACCCCTTTGAATAAAGGTTACGAAACAATTACAAAAAATCACGTAGAAGAATAAACAAACAAATGCAATTCGGACAAGATTACGAGAAGATATTTTTCAAATTAACACTAACCAAACCAAAATATTTGGATGCGGTTAAAATGGGTTTTTACAAGAGCGAAGAGATTGATTTAATGAGTTACTTAGCAAAAGCTTTTTATGGTAAATTCCATGAAATGCCAAGCAAGGATCAAATGAAAATGTTGTCTCAGAATAGCAAAAAAACCAAAGACAAACTCACTAATGAAATCATTAACATTGTCTACGATGTAGATCTTGCAAATTATGATGAAGAGTGGATTACTTCTACTGCCGAAGCATGGATCAAATGGAGAAACTTTGATCAAACCCTAATTGATACAATTGAATACATTAAGACTAGTGAAATCACACCAGAGAATGCAGATTCAGTTATTAGTAAAGTTAAGATCCTAATCAATGAAAGAAACAACATCACATTTAATTCTGATCTGGGATTAAACTTCTTTGAAGTAGATTCTCACAATCAAAAAGACAATGAAAAGGTAACTTCAGGTTATAACTTTATTGACAGAGTTCTTAGTGGTGGTTATGACAGAGATGGTAACTTAGTAGTTTATGCAGGTGAGCAAAACATTGGTAAGTCTATATTCTTAGCAAATGATGCAGCTAACTGTGTTAGAGCAGGTATTAATACTGTTGTAATTACGATGGAAATGGCAGCGCATAAGTTTGTAAAGCGTATTGGTTCAAACTTATTGACAATTCCAATCAATGATTATTCTAACAAAGCTGAAAACAAAGATTATATTCAAAGAAGGTTAGAAGCTGTTGGTGATGGATTAAATCCTCCAGGGCAATTATTCATTAAACAATTTCCAACCTCTCAAGCAACGGTGCCAGATATTGAAGCTTATGTTAAACAACTAGAAGAGGAAAAGAAGATCAAGATTGGTGCGATCGTAGTGGATTATATAAATATCCTAGCAAACTACAGAAATCCAAACACTGAGAATACTTACATGAAGATTAAACAAATTGCAGAGGATTTAAGAGCAATGTCAGTAAGAAATAAATTCTTGGTTATTACAGCAACACAAATTACCAGAAACGGTTACAATTCAAGTGACATATCAATGACAGATATTGCAGAATCTGCAGGTCTTTCACACACAGCTGATGTGATGTTAGGTATTATTCAAGATGACTTGATGAGATCTAATATGGAATATTGGTTAAAGTTACTTAAAATTAGAGATGGTGAAGGTAAAGGAACTAAATGCCGTCTCGAAATCAATTACAATTATATGAGACTAACAGAAACAGATGATGTTACAAATAGTAATATACACAGCTTATGAGAAATAAAACAGATAAAATCTTCGATAATACGTTTGACTCCGGAGACTTCGAATTAAATGGAACAATTTCATTTAACGTCAACTCACAATATATCGATGATCGTCCAGAAGATGAAAAGATTCACACTCAAACCCTAAGAAAACACATGCATTCTCTGATTGAAGAATCTAGATTTAAACATTTTAATGAAATAGATGAATTCGGTGAATCAAAGAAATTGCGTAAGATTGATATTAATCAAATCTATGAATTTTTAGAAGATGAATTAGCTTCAAGATATTCAAGGATTGAAATCTTTGCAGAAACAGCAGACTACTTTAATGTGCATTCTACTAAATTTTACAATGCATTAAGCAATATCTTTAAAGAAAGATTAATTGTAGAACTAGATCAAAAAACCAACGTTCTTAATCGTAAGAACATTAAAAAATTATTCTAAGTAATGATTGACTCAAGTGTATTAAAACAGCCAGTAAAACGAGTTTGGATCTTAGGTGATATGCACCTTGGTGTAAGATCAAACTCTGTTGAGTGGTTAGAAATTCAAAAGACTTTTTATGAAACAGTTTTCTTACCAATGTTAAGAGAACAATTTCAACCTGGAGATGTTTTAGTACAAGTTGGTGATGCTTTTGATAATAGGCAATCTATTAATCTTAAAGTATTACATTATGCAATTGAGTTTTTTGAGAAGTGTGGAGAGATAATGCCAACACATGTTATCGTTGGAAACCATGACATTTGGGCTAAAAAGTCTAATGAAGTTAGTGCCATTGATTCAATCAAATGGATCCCTAATGTGATGGTTTACAAAGATCCTATTCAATATAAATGGGCCAAAAAGAACATTTTATTGATGCCATGGAGAAAAGATCCAGAACATGAGATTGAAACTCTTGCAGAATTTCCAAATGCAAATATTGTATTTTGTCACTCCGAAGTAAAGGGTGTGGCCCTAAATGCCAAGGTTAAAAATGAACACGGTTCAGATGTTAATCAATATAATAAGTATGATGCCGTCTATTCTGGACACATCCATTATCGCCAAAGATTAGGCAAACTTAATATGGTTGGTGTACCATATCAGCTGACCAGAAGTGATTCTGGCAATCAGAAAGGATTCTGGTTAGTGGACTTATCAAATATGGAAGAGCAATTCTTTGAGAATCATACTTCTCCTAAATTTGTTAAGTTTGACTTAGCTAAATTATACAACACACCAATTGGTGACTTTAAAGAAGTTATCAGAAACAATTACGTTGATTTATTTGTACCAAGTAAGATTGCAACAACATCAGCCCTTGGTCGTTTAATCAATGAGATCCAGCACATAAGTCGTCGTATTGAACCAAATATTTATGACGAGAATGATATCGTAGACAAAGATCTTTATGATTTGGGTGATATCGAAGAAATGTACAAGCAATATGACATCATGAAACTATGTGATGTTTATATTGAAGGTATGCAAATGGATGAAGAAGTAAAGGAAAGAATTAAAAATAAAGTAAGAATTGTATATGATAAATGTGCAAACAATTACGATTTTGAAGCTTAAATATGAAGATACAATCAATTGCATTCAAGAATATAGCAAGTTACGGTAATCAAATTCAAAAAATAGAATTTAAGGACGAAGGAGCTGAATTATTTTTAACACTTGGTAAGAATGGCGATGGTAAAACTACTATCGCTAATGCCATTTTGTTTGCTTTGTATGGCAAAGTAGAAGGTGCTCGTATGGCAGATTTGCCCAACCGTATTAATAAAAATCTTTGGGTTAGAATTAAACTTTCATGTAAGGGCATGGACATTGACATTGAGCGTGGTCTTTTACCAAATAAATTCTCTGTATTAGTTAATGGAGTTGAATTTGACAAAGCTGGTAAGAAATCAATTCAGGAATATCTTGAAGATGAGATCTATGGTATTCCTTATCATGTATTTAAAAACATTATCATCTTATCAATCAATGACTTTAAGTCGTTTTTAACGATGACAGGAACTGATAAAAAGAAAATCATTGACAGAATGTTTGGATTCTCAATCCTAAACGAAATGTTCAATAGCGTTAAAGAAGAAAGAAAGCAATTAAAAATGGATCTTGATTCTTTAGATGCAGAATTAAGACAAATCTTAGAGTCAATTACTTCGGTTAGAGGTAAATTAAATACTTTGGTTTTAGAAGCAGACGAGAAAAATAAAGGCAAGATCGAAGAAATGAAAGCTAGCTTATTGGATCTTGGTGAAAAAGCCAAAAAGATTAAAGAAGCTAAGGATAAGATTGCTACTAAAACAAATGCACTTAAAGATAGCTACGATACTAAACGTAATAAAAAACGTGACTTGGAAAATCAATTGCTAAATCTTAAGAAAAAGATTTCATTATATGAAAGTGGTCATTGTCCAACATGTGAAACCAAATTAGATTCAGAGTGGCACACAGATCATTTGTGTAAATTAAACATACAATTGACAAATGGCACAGAAGAAGCTGATAAATTAACATTAGAAGTTAATGCATTGGTTACAGAAATTAAGACTTTAAATGAAAAGAGTGCTGAAATAGACGAGAGAGCAACTAATTTTGCATATAGTATTCGTAAGTTAAAAGAAGAGCTAATTAAAATCAAAGAGTCAAATAATGGCACTGAAGAGTTTGATCATTTACGTCAGATTATTACTGAATTTGAAACCAGTGAAGGTAAAAAGTCTGCATCTAAAGATACCATTCAGGGTGATTATAACTTCTTAGAGTACTTAGAAAATGTCTTTGGTGAAGATGGTGTTAAAAACCTAGCTATCAAAACAATTCTGCCAGCATTAAATAATAATATTGCTGCTATGGTGCGGTCAATGGATCTTCATTTTCATATTAGATTTGATGACAAATTCAATTGTATTATTACACATTTAGGTGAAGAAGTAAATGCTCTTACACTTTCAACAGGAGAACGTAAGAAAGCCGACTTTATTATCATCGTGGCCATCATTAAAATCTTAAAACTAAGATTCCCTCAATTAAACTTGTTATTTTTAGATGAGTTATTAAGTTCAGTAGACCAGGATGGTATTTATAATATCTTAAAGATTCTTAGCCAAGTGATTAAAGAAAACAAAATTAATACATTTGTAATTAATCATACTGTGTTACCTCATGAAATATTCGATAAGAAAATTAACATATATAGAGAAAATGGATTCTCTAAATTCACAATAGAATCTATCGAATAAATTACGATATATACTAAATGGCAACTTACAATCAAAAATATAACAAGGACGATAGTATCGTCAGACACGTTATTATTGGACTGTTAGCAGATCTAAATAATAAATTGTATATTATGCGCCAATTGAGTGCAGAAGAGCGTGTTGCTGTTGATGTTCCATTTTATTATGCAATTGCTGGTGATGAGAACTTTATGAGAGATAATTTCTTATTTACAACAGGAGAAGATGAAGATTGTAATCCTTTAGGACTTGCAGACGGAAACTACGACGTTGTACCAAGGGGTGTTATCAATATGACTGGATTAGCAATTGATTCAGACGCATTGGTTAATAAAAGAAACATGGGAACGTATGCTAAATTAGCTTCAGATAATACCATGAGATCTTATACGGCTGAGTTTCAGATGATTCCAGTGACAGTAAGTTTTGATATTGAAGTTAGAGTTTCTAGTCAATTAGACTGTTTAAAATTGGCAGAAATGATTATTAAAACCATGTACAAGAGTAATTACTTTAATGTTGAAGTAGGACACTTAGAAGATGGAACATACAGGATTGCATCTTATTATGCCCTTCCAGAAGATTATGATCTTAAACGTCCAATTGAATTCTCATTTGAAGATAAAGAGCGTTATAGCGTAACATTCCCTATTGAAGTTAAATCTTTTATTCCAGCATTTGAATGGGATACTGAGCACAACAATGGTAACAGAATGTTTGAAATTCATAGCTATGCAACTGAAATGAAAAACGGTCCAGACATTGACAGGACTTCAGTTGACTCACATAAAAGAATAATTACCAAAAAGGTAGAAGAAAACTGATATATACAGAAAACAAAATAGATTAAATCATGGCAAATAACAAACTTTCGCCTTTATTCGCGATTAACAACGGACACATTTTTCATTCAAATGGAAAGAACTTTTCAATTGTTAACGATGTAATTGAAGAGGCAGAAACAGTACCAGCAGAATTCACAGTTTTAGTAGAGGCATTAAAATTCTTTACAATCACAGAATCAGAAATTATCTGGCACAAAGGAATCACTAAGATTTCTTACAACTTAAACGAAAACAAATACTTTGTTGGTAAAACTGAAGTAGCGACATCAGACACACTAAGAAACTTCTTATTCGCAGCTGGTATCATCAGAATTGAAGAAAGCAATACAGCTAATTCATTCTCTTACTTGGCAGAAAACATTTCAAAAATTGTTTCTATCGATTTCGTTGAATCAATCAAAGAAGGTTCAATTAGCATTGATGTTATGAGAGCTGGAGATAATGTTTACGTTTCAAGAATGAACGAAGCTAACAGAATCTACAAATTCTTCAAAGCAAACAATGCAAATTCAGCATTAGAGTACATCACAGAACAAACTGGAGTTTCTCATTTAGATCTAGTTGCAGATCTTTTAGAAGGTGCAGCAGCAGAATCAGCTACTATTAGAGCTGAAATTCTTGAGAAAAAAGACCTAATCGCATTCTTAAAAGAAAGCAAAGAGCAATTAGCTAACGCTGATAGATCTATTGTTGAAATTAAAGAAGCTAACGATCTTATCAACGGTGAAATCTCTAAATTTGAAGCAGAAATTAAAGAATTAGAGGTAAAACTATAATGTTAAGAATTAAATTATACGAAGAATTTATCTCTGAAGATCTAGACAATTTTGTAATTGGCAATCTTAAAGCAGAATTTGAAGGAATCAAACCTGAAGACTCAGTTTTAGTAAGTGCACTAGATTATACTCAGGGAGCAGAAGATTCTTTAATCAAAGTAAAATTTAACGATAACTTATATAATATCCCAAAGAGTCAGGTTTACATTGACCCATCAATGTCAATCTAATACTTAAATAATTGAATACAAAAGGTCAAATGGAAACATTTGACCTTTTTTGCGTATAAAGAAAAACAAATACATACCAAGTGGCTAAAAAGAACTATTTAAATAATAAAGATCTATACGATGAGATGGTAAAATCTCTAGAACAAGATCGGTTAACACCAACTGCTGAAAAAATGTTAATCATGTTGGCTGAACGGGCTATCAATAGAATGACCTATGTTAGAGAAGAAGACAGAGAGGATTGTCTGCAATTTGCATTGTTAGATCTATTGAAATATTGGAAAAACTTTAACCCCAAGTATCCAAACGCATTTGCGTATTTTACAGAGATTGCTAAAAGAGGTTATGCTAAAGGCTGGAATAAAATATATCCAGTTAAGTATAAAGGAACCTTAAGTCTAGACAGAACTGCAGGATATGACGATGAAGGTGGTACGAGCGGAATGTACAACATTTAATGTCAATAAAAAGAGTTAAACCTTCGAAAGCATCTGGTTATGTCCAAGGATATTACAAGCCAGTTAACCCAGACAAATATGTTGGGCCAATGCCCATCATATATAGATCTTCATGGGAACGAAAGTTTATGATTTATTGTGATTCAAAAGTTGAAATAGTTTCATGGTCAAGTGAGCCCGTAGAAATTAAGTATTGGTACTCTGTTGACAATAGAGAACACACATACAACCCAGATTTCTATATGAAAACTAATGTCAATGGTAAGTTTACTGAATATCTGGTTGAAATTAAACCAGAATCTCACTTAGTTAAACCGACACCTCCAACTAAAAATACCAAAAAGGCTTTAGAAAACTATAAGTATATTGTCGAACAATATGTAAAAAACAGAGACAAGTATGTCGCTGCAAAAGCATGGGCTGAAGATCGCAAATGGAAGTTTATAGTCTTAACTGAAAAAAGTTTAAAGTAAGATGGGACGTTTGATAACAGAAATAAATGCCTATAGAAAGGACAACGGCGGAGCAGCTAAAACCAGAAAGATAGCTGAATCGTGGTATAAAGAAGGCATAAAGGTTTTTAGTAAAACACCATCAGATAATGCCAAGACAAATATGAGATTTCGTCCTGGGCATATTTACATCTTTAAATATACAACACCAATTACAGAAGCTACAATGGATTGGTGGGATAAAAATCCAATGGTCTTGGCTTTAGATCCTTCAAAAGAAGCAAAACATAATGATTTGGGTATTAATTTAAATCTTTTACCAATCAGACTAAGAACACAATTACTTGACAAAGTATATGATGTTTATAAAAATCAAATAGAAGCGGCTAAAAAAGCCAAACCTGGTGATGCATTACATCAAAAAGATTTAAGAATAACATATAAGGACGCTTACAAATTCTTATACAAATTTGGCTTTGAATTTGCTATTAGACAATATTCACCAAAATTAAAAACTAAACAAAGCGTAATAAGTTACGAGAGCTGGGTAAAAGTTGCACAATTAGATCTACTTAGTTTAAATGGATCTAGTGTTTATGCCGTTAGAAAACAATTCTCGGACTACTTTAAAAATCGCGATATATAACAATACAAAAAGAAAATAACTCATGGCAGGATTTGTAGATAGACCAGGTGACCCAAGACGAGGTCCACTCTCGAAAGGTAGAGGATTTAGAGTCTCAACATTGTTGAAAGACCTTAGTAACTTCGGTATGCGATATGACGATATGGTCATTCGTAACTCACAGGCGATCGGTACCTTAGAAAACGAAGTAGGATACGGAATGGTTAACCCATTAGGTATTGATAATGATGACATTTACGCAGCATTCGCAGCGTTATCAATGGCAGATACAAACCTAAAGAAAAATATTCCATTCTTTGATGTTAATTACAAAGCAAGAAGAGATGAATTAAGAGGATTCTCAATGCATGATGAGATCGAAGACATCTTAGATATTCTTTGTGATGAATCTATTGTTTATGATAATAGAAATTTCTTTTGTTATCCAGAATTAATAGGTATGGAAGTTTCTGAAGAGGTTCAAAAGAACATGCAGAAATTTTTCAATCAAATTGTAACTTACTTTGGATTTAACGTAGATCAAACAGCATGGTATTACTATAGAAAATTCTTAATTGATGGTTATTTGTCATTTGAAATTATTTATGATGATAAACAACAAGAAGTAATTGGATTTAAAGAATTAGATCCTATCAGTTTATTGCCAGCATTTAACAAAGATGACGGTAAAAAAGTTTGGATCCAGTACAAAGATGATCCAATGAAAGAGCGTAAGTTATACGATTCTCAAATTATTTACATCTCATATTCTTCTATTACAACTGCATCACGTGTATCTTATGTAGAAAGATTGGTTAGAGCATTCAACTTATTGCGTATTATGGAACACACCAGAGTAATTTGGGCTGTAACAAACGCATCATTTAGAATGAAATTTATTATCCCAGTTGGTGGTAAATCTAAAACCAGAGCAAAACAATCTTTGGCTCAATTAATGAACTCATACAAAGAGGTTGTCGATTTTGATTGGGATTCAGCTACTCTAAAAGTAGATGGTAAACCGATGATGGCTTTCAACAAAGAATATTGGTTACCTTCAAAAGATAACGAATCTCCAGAGATCGAAACAATGGGCGGAGACGGTCCAGATTTATCAGATACAGAAGCCTTAAAATACTTCTCAGATAAATTAAAACACGTTTCAAAAATTCCTTACAATAGATTCATGTACGAAGATGGTGGTGGTGACTTTAACCTTGC